TTTCGTCTTCAGGATATAAATTAAATAATCTTTCTGAAACGTCGCGCGCTGTGTAGTTTAATTCGTTGTTTTTAACTTGCCCTAAGTATTTATTTTGTGCTTCAGGTAATAATTCCTCTTTGTGTTTTTCGTAGTATTCTGAAGCCTTTAAACTGCCGTCTTGTAAATAAGCATTTAATACGCCTGAATGAAAATCAGAAGTAAATTTAGCAAGTTGTATTCTTGCTGTGTCATTATCCCAGCGTTGAGTACGCGCCAAGTTTATAATAGAAGCGCGCCCATTACCCAAAGCCGTTTCTATATCTGCGTCGTTATCTCTATGTATAATACCTTTGTTAATAGCAAGGTTGCTGGCTTCTTTTATTGTAGCAGTACCCCAAGCCTTAGTCTGTTCGAGTTCGTGAGCGGTTGCACCTTCATAAAGCATTTTATATTTTTTTGCTTTTAGGTTTTCTGCCAGCATACTACCATAGCCCCAAGTTAAGCCTAATTCTTGTTGCTTTTGGTTGATCTTCTTTTCTATACTATTCATTGCACCGACAGCGCCACTATTCGGATCTTCAGGGTTCGCCATAGCGTCTTTGCCAAGTTTTGAATAATAACCATTTTTCGGATCTGTTAGATCTGTTCTTTCAACTTCATCAATATAATTCGATAATTCTTGCGCTTTTATTTGCTGAACATCTTTATATATTCCAGCCATAGTAACAGTAAAACGCATTGAAGTATCGCCTAACTCTTGTAAAGCCTTTGCAGTATTTACACCGAAAGCGTCAGGGTTTACACTTGATCTATAATATGCCGTTGGTTCGTGGCTTATATTTACTTTGCTTTCATAATTCTGTATTGCTACCATTTCTGCTCCTTTTAACTAAGTCCTGAAGAAAGCGGCGCGCTTATTTTATTGCCTGTTTGCATAATTTTCATACCGCTGTCAAGCGTTCCTACTGATGTACTTGCAGAACCAAGAGAACCAAAACCGCCGGATAAAGAAAATGCAGTCGCGCCAAGTTGCCCTACTGTTTTCAAGCCTCCCGATATTGCCCCTATTGTTCCGGCTGTTTTCGCGTTTCTTGCTGCCATACTTGCTAAATTACCTTCATTCTGATAATTTGCAGCCTCTATATCAAAATTACGCGCTCTTTTTTCTGAATTATATTCGATAGTTAGCGCGTCAAGTTCCCCAAGCATAGCCGTATCTTCTATTAAATCTAATGAAGTTCCATAGCCTACATCAATGCCGTTAGCAGCCAAAGAAACTTCTTGCTTTCCTATTGCTTGAAGTGTTGAGATCCTTTGTCTTCTTGCTTCCTCTAAGCCTGTTTGTCGTTCCATAGCAGCATTATCTAAAGCAATTTGTCTGTTTTGTTCTGCTACTTTTGCCTGATAATTATATGCCGCCGCTTGCGCTTGTCCTTGCTGATAACTACCGACAGCACCTAAAGCCGTTCCTATAACTCCAGCCGCTAAGGCTACGTTAGCAATACCAGTCGCAACACCTAAAGCAGAAATACCAGCAGCAGAAGCCGCCGTTGCTGAAGATATTGCAGCGGCAGTCATACCTAATGCCGTTCCTAATGCTGTCATTGTAATTATACACATAAACTTATTCCCCCAAGCCTTTTACTGGTCGTACTCTATAAAAAAATTCAAAGCCTTCAGGTATATTTAAACCTTGTGGACGTGGGTTATCAAACTTAAAACCAAGTTTTTTTAACCATTTTTTTGATGAAGAACTGCCATAAATAAAGTTATATGTTAGCCAATACTTCTCGTCTATTTTTCCAAGATCGTAACTTAATTCTTTTAAAAGACAGACAATATGTTTTTTTATGTCTTCCGTGCATAAAAGCCAAATAGTGCCTACGCCTTCTATATCTGTTTCTTGTTGATGAACTCCACCCATAACTACTGGTATGTCGCCGTCTTTTGTTTTACCTATTGTTACTTCAGTATTGATAATGTTTTTTAAAGCGTCTTCTTTCCAATTCTCGCCAAATAAAGTCTTACACTCTATTTCGTCTTCGTGACGTAAATTATCCAAAATATATTTTATGTCTTCTTCTGTTTTATTCGCTCTGTACATCTGTGTCCTCGTCCTCTATTGTTACTACCGCGCTTATACTTGTAACGGTTAGCGGCAATGGGTAAGGCTGCTTAATAGATATGCTGGCGTCTTCTTTGTAATCAGCGTTTGGATATACTGTAATGTCGCCGCTGAATAAATAGCCGGCGTCCATAATGCTTGCATAACTTCGCGGCTGCTGTACTTCTTTGCCGTCGTCGCCTACTACAAAGAAATCTTCTCTTGAACTTTCTACCTTTATATTTGCTGCTGTAATAATTTTTTTAAGCCCGTGTGTATTTTCGCCTTCTATATTAAGCGTTTCAAGTTCAAAGGTATAAGGAAGACCTACAACTATTTTATGTGCTGCTGCTTCAAGATCTATTGCACCGTCTTGAACAGTTCTTTCATATACGCCGCCGTCAGCAAGTACCATAACTTTTTTGCCTTCAAGGTGTGATAAGCCGCTTATGTGTGTTTGTGCTGTTAGAAATTCATTTTTAAGCCCACAGTCAACAAAAAAGCCGTCTTCTGCATTATCAATTAAACGAGAGTGCATACGTTCTATAAAGCGTTTTGTTTGTCCGTTTATAGTTCTTTTTACTACAAAATATGCTACGTCTTCAAAACCTTCTCTTACTACTGCTACGCTTTCAAATTGTCCGTCAGTAGTATGCTTATGCCAGCCGGCTACTTCTTGCTTTTTATTATAAGTTAAGGCGTTTACTGTTCCGTCAGACATTACGCACCATAAAATACGGTATGGCTCTTTAGAATAAGCCATATCTACAATTTGTTTATTTTCAAACAAATGGCTTGCAAAAATAGTCAGTTCGTCGCCATTATAAGAATCTGATACATATTCGTAACCAAGATCCCTAACAACTGAACCGCCAGCCTGAACAAAAAGAACCATATTGCCTGATACACAAGGTTGAATGTGTGAACAGCCATAATAACTTTGCGGTACACATAAAGGCGGTGAAGCAGCCGAAAAAGTACCGTCAGATCCTTGCAGTTTCCATTCTGCGCCTGATGTTAATACAATTAAATCATTAAGCCCTACAAGGTGTCTTATCTCGTTTACTTCTCTTTCAGCAAGTCTTATAGTTATACTGTCTGAAGCGTTCAGCGGTCGTGATATATTAAAGTTATTGTCTGTTCCTGTTTGTGATGTTACCAAAGTTTGCGGCGCATTTTTCAAACAGCCAAAAAGTTTTCTTTGTTGAAAATAATTTACACAAGAAGGGTTGTTATCATTTTCAAATGGATCCCTCGCTATCGGCGCTGTTGAAGTTAAATCGGGTTCTATTTTATTATCTTCAAAAGATGTAGTCGTAGAAGTTCCTATATAACCAAAAATACCATTTACACTTCTATATACATTATATTCTGCCGCACCGTCAACCGCAGTCCAAGAAATAGTCATTTTTTCATTTGTAGTCCAATAACTCTCTAAATGCCCTACTGCGCTTGCGACTTCTGATCGTTCGCTTTCTTCATAGGTTTCTTCTAATACTGCGGTTACTACATATTCATAAGTTTTAGTATTTGAAGATGTACTGCCCGTCCAAGACGCGCTAACATTTTCAGGCGGTTCAATTTGCGAAGCAGAAATTACATCATTCAAATTCCAAACATAATGACTTACTCTTGATAGTTCTTTGGCTTTATAATTTTTATTACAAATAGTCAATACGTCTGCATTTTGAGCATATTTGAGCATAAACAAATCAGCACTTAAATAAGGTGTGGTTTTTTCAACAGGATCGCCAGCGTGCGGATCGCCTGAAGGATAAATAATTTGTCCTCCATTTTTAATAAATCTTGCGTACTTGTCGCCAAGTTCAATAATATAAGTCTGCTCCGTATTAAATGCAAAAGGTATAATACGTGTAGGCTTGCTGCTGTCTTTTACTTCGCATACATATTCAAGTCCGGCGCGGTTAGATACGCAGCCTTCAGCCCTAACAAAACCATTAAGAAGTTTTTTAAGACCGTTGCTATATTTTGCAAGATCGTTTCTTGCATATAAAGAGGGCGATAATTCGCCCCCCGTAAAAGATTTTTGCGTTAATCTTGTCATTTATTTAATCTCTTGCCCTTATCCAGTCGCACTCTGTTTCTTCCTCTTTGTAGCCTTCGTTTGCGTCGGCTGTCATTCCTTCGCGTAACATTTGCTTATAGACTTGTAAACAGTCTGCCGTTTTAACTCTTGCGCCGGTAATTGCTGGCGCTGCTAAAAATGCCAAATACCAAGATAAAGCCATTGCAAATTCAGGCGTAAAGTAAGTTTCTTCCTTTACTAGACGCGTAATTCTTGCTATGGCTGGTTGTGCATTAGTATAAATAATTCTACTACCTGAAATATCAGAAGCCACGTCAAAGTCTTGTTTCTTCAAGTCTTCTGTGTCGCCTTCGTGAAGTTGCCTCATATTAAAAAATGAAATAGCCTCTTGTGTTTGTTCTCTGCCTATATATAAATAAACTTCGCGGATAAAAACGCAATTATTCGGGTAATCATATTCATACATATATTTAGGGTGTTGGCTGGTATTGACCGTAGGCGTTAATTCTCTGAACGCACTTGCAAAGCCCCAGTCGTGATCGGCTAAGGTTTTCTCTTTTGCTGTGTCGTAAAATTCTTCAAGAATAACCGTGTTACGGTCGTTTTGGTTAGTACCCTGAATACCAACCGAAACGCCTAAATTTTTCAAAGCCATATTAAAAATTTTAGCCTTAGTATATTGTGCCATTATTCGTCGCCTTTATCGTCGTTGTCGTTTTCGTCGTCAGCCGGTTTTTTTGCTGCTATTTTTGCTTTTAAGGTTTCTACTTTCCAACTTAAAATTTGGTTGCCTTCTATACCTACTGCCTTTGCTTCTTCGATTAAAGCGTTTTTCTCAACTACCGGCAATTCGTTTACTTTTCTGTTATCAGTGGATCCGCTTTTATCTTTGCCCTTGTTGTTTCCTTCGCTTTTTTCTGCCGGTTTTTTTGCTGCTTTTTCTTCTAAAGATTCAGCCCAAGAAGGCAATTTATCGCCTAAAAAATCTATAATTAAGTCTTCTTCCTTCATTATTTCAGGATCGTATAAAGTGTTGCCATACCAGCATTTGTCAATAATTTTTACTCTCATTTGTTTTACTCCTTCATTGTTGTAAATAACTTATCTGCTCTACTTGCCAATTCGTCTGTTACTTGCTTTTGCAGCGCTGCTTTTTTCTGAACAAGATCCATAAGTTCTTTGTTTGTTTCTATTTCCCTTGCTCTTATAAGCGTTCTTAAAGCGTCGTCAACTTCCCAACTGTCAATAGTTAATTTCTTTGGTTCTTCTTTGGTTTCTTCCATTTTTAACTCCTTGCCTTTTATAAAGCCTGTTTACGTCAATATATTTCAATTCCCAGTTTGTATCAGGGTTAGTCTGAAAGATATTCATTTTTCCATTAAATTTATAAATAAATTCTTTTGCTTTCCTATGTAATTCTGAATTGATTTCGTGGCATACTGTACCGTCATTTCTTTTGTAGCATTTTATATTTTCATTATGGTCTATTCCTATTAAATAGACATTCTGATAACCTCTTAAATAAGCAAAGTTTACGGCAGCAGTAACGCTAAAATAACAAAAGCCAAGCAAATTACTTTTATCTTTATCAAAGTTTATAATATGTTTATCAAATTTATAGCCAGTTGAAGGCGCTATATATTCGCAAGATATTTTCTGATCTTTGAAGGTATCATCAAAAGATAAAACATACTTTGCCAATTCAGAAAAAACATTTATAAAAAGTTTGTCATACTTCAGATTTTTTAAATTTACCGTGTTTACAAAAGGGCTTCTGCCTAAAATTATTAAATTTTTCATAATTATAAAAAGGGTGGGAATTAACCCACCCTTGCTTTACTAAGCGTTATGGTAACTTTCAGGCTGTCCGTCAACTACTCCGGCTGTAATCTTTCCAGAAGTCGCAGCAGATACGCCAGTTTTGAAGGTTACATCATAATATAATCTCATATAGCCTTCATTACCTTTTGGCAAATATTTAAGATTAAATCTTGTACCGGCTGTTATTGCTGATAAAGTTTCAGTTACAAGAGTTGTCGGAGAAGCGAAGCCTTCTGCGTCGTCTGTTTGTAATTTAACATCAATAGAAGCAACTTCAGCAGATTTAAAATCTTGTACGATCTGTCCGAGAATTTCTATCGGTGTACCAAAAGCAACTTCGCCTTTGAACTTAATTACATTTGTAGAGGCTGCGTCAACCGTGATAGCCTGTTTGTCTGAAAATAATGCTTGATTATCTAATATCATTTTATTTACTCCTTATAATTAAATTTGTGTACTAATACGAGGGGGAATAGATCCCCCGTTCGTTCTCTGTCTGCAAGCAGATCAGCGCGTCTATACTACTCTTGATTCAGTGTCTAAGATCTGATCGCATTCTCTAATAGGAATACCTTTATAAGCCAAAGTCTTTTCGCCTAAGTATTCTTGATAAGAGAAATGTATATTTTGTTTGTTATCTACTTGTGCGTCAAAATGTTCAAGAACATTTGTATTACAGTAAATAACAAGTTTGCCGCCGGTAGCATATCTTTTAACTCTGTAATATGCTTTACGCATAAGGTCGAGAAGATCTGCTGCGCTTTCTGCTTCATCAAGGTTAGATACATCAATGTTTGCAATACGGCAAGTTGAGCGCCAGTCTTTAACTGTTACGCCGCAGTCCATTTTGTAGTGGTCTTGATATACTTTTCTCTTACCGCCGTTGTTGTCAGTTTCAGTCTGTACGCCGTCGTCAGAGTGTTGAATACCAGCCTTTGAGCCTTGCGGATATGTTGTAGAAACGTGTTGATCGCCCCAGCAAACAAACCATATAGAAGTGTTGTCGCTTCCTGAACCGCCAGCGTCAATGATGTTATAACCGATATTCTTTTTGTCGTCAGATTTAGCGCCATATCTAACAGCCAAGCCGTCAAAGCCTTCAGGCTGAGTGTCAGTATTTCCGTAGAAAAATTCTGTCTGCATACCTTGATTCATTGCTTCGATAAATGCTTGTGATTCAGATAATCTGAATAATTTAGGGTTAGGCGCTTTATCTACAAGATCTTTGTCAACTACTGAATATGTTTCTAACATACCAGTAGGATCTTTTACTTGCGCTGTGGTTGATTTAGAAGGAGGCACGAAGCCATAAAGTCTTCTAAAAATTGCAGTAGGCAAGCCGGTTCTAATTGTAGTGATGTGATTTGATCCGTCATTACATTCAATTACGTTAGCGTCTTGCATAATGACGTTTGTTTCGTTCATCATTTCAATAACCGTTGAAGCCATTTCGCCGTTTTCGGTTCTTTTCATTCTGTCTGCTAAATTCAAATAAGATGTTCCAAGTGTTGCCATAGTTTTTTACTCCTTTTTTGATTACTCTTTATCTTCGTTCATAGTCGGATACAATATGTCTTCGCGGCTTTTTGGCGTTTCCGTTGGGTTTCCTGAAGTATGTATTGTATCGTTCTTCATTTGTGATCCTATTGCCTTCAATGCCTTGATAAATTTTGGGTGGACGTTTAAGCCTCCTTCTGCCAACAATACGCGCAAGTCTTCGTCTTTGAAAAATGCGTCATAAGCGACATTTGCGGTTGCTATTGATTCTTTCAAGTTCGCGCCGCCTACTTCTTTATCAGAGTTTAATAATTGCTTGTAACCTTCTATTTTTGCTTCTTGCAGTTTTCCAATAGCCTCAACAGTTTTTTTCTGTGTTTGCTCTGTTAGGTCAACTGCCATTGCCATAAGGTCGTTAGCGCCTTTCTGTGATAAGTTCAGTTTTGCTGCGTACTCGTTAAATTTTCCCGTCATTGCTTCATCAAGTTGCATATTATCGGGTAGTTTCACATCTTTATAGTCGTAAGTTTCAGGCTTTCCGAAAAGTTCGTTTTCTTCTTTGCCTTCTTTTTTTCCTTTGTCTTCTTCGCCTTCTGTGCCTTCCGGCGGTTGTTTTTCTTTGCCTTCTTCGTTGCCTTGTTCTTCGCCGCTTTCTGCGCCTGTTTGGTCGTCTGCTGCAAAATTGCCGCCTAATTCTGTTTCTTGTGTTTGATCTTGTACTTGATCTTCTGCGCCTTGTCCTGTTGCATTTACGTTAGTTTGTTCTTCTGTCATTTTCTACTACTCCTCTTTTTATAATTTCTATATATGTATCAGGTGCATACAACATAAATAGACTTCTTAAATAAAGTCCGAAGTCGCCATAGCCTCTATTGTATGTTTCTGATCTGTCGTCTTTTGCCAGCCCTTGTCTGAAGCAGCCTGATTTTTCTATTAAGTGTGCGAATAAATCAATAGCAGATTTTGAGCCGTTCAAAGTGTTTTTAAAGGCTTCTTCTAAGTGTTCTTCGTCTAACATATTTACAGTCCTATTCTTGCCATTAGTTCGCCGCCGAAAGCGTCAGCGCCTCCGACATTTTTTATAATTTCTGAACCTTGCTGCAATGCTGCCATTTGTTCTGCTTGCTGCTGTTTTTGTGCTTGCAGTTCTCTAAGTTTTTCTACGTCCTCTGTCGGTACAACTTGTTCAGGGTTGATGTTTACAAAGTCTGCATAATCGTCCACGATCTTTGCAGCGTTCAATTTTTTTGCAAGCATTGGATCGCCTACGCCTTGCGCTAAGTTTATTGTAAAAGTACACCAGCGCTCTATACCGGCTATCTTTTGCGCTTTCTGCGCCTGTGCTAACATTGAAACAAATTCTATTTCAAGTTCACCATTTTGGATCGTCGGTGGTGGCGGCGGTATAATACCCATTTGCATACTTTCGCCAAATATCCACTTCATAACAGTTTTTAAGCCGCTGTGTACTTGTTCAAGTATAGGGCTTAAAAGTACCATTTTTTCTTCTTTAAGTTCGTTTACCTCTGTGGCTGTTCTGCCTCTCTCTGCTGTATTCAAGATCATAGCGAATAAATCATTAAAGAATAATTCATATATTGACTGTCTTTTACTTTCTATCAATGCTTCAAGAGGTTGTACAACTTGCGGCGGTACTTGATAAATAGGCTGCAAGCCGTCGCCATTTTGGTTATTTTCTGTAAATGTTGCCGGCTGGTCTGTAAGTTTTTTATTTTTCAGTTCTGCCGGTCCTCTAAGTTGTGGGCTGTTAATTTTCTTAATTGTTTTGCCTTCATCAACTACCATAGACATAAGTTGTTTTGCGTCGGGTAGTGCGTTCATTCCGCAGCCTTCAGACGGGTAAATATCTTCGCCGTTTACTTCGCCTTCAAAAACTACATACGGGAACTCGTCAAAGCCGCTTTTAGAAAGTAGTTTATCTTTTTCGCCTGAAGAAGTTTCATAATATACAGATATAAACTTCTTATGCTTCGCCCATACTGAATCGGGTAAGTATTCCGCGTTAGGTTCTACGAAGTGTACTACTTCAAAAAGTTCTTCATATTGTTTATTTTTAATACAGTTTAAGACTGTTTTTGAAACATTATCTTTGCCAAACTTTGTATATAAATTTCTTGCTGTTTCCATATAAACACGGCACATTGTATCTACTTCGCCGTCTTCATTTTTTGCGTAACGGTAAGATCCGATCGGCAATAATTTAACGCGCATAACCGTATTAACATTGCTTTCAAGGCTTAATGTAGATAATGAAAAAACGCCTAACTGCTTATATGCAGCCGGCAATTTTGCGTAAAAGTTAGAAGCATTGAAAACATCTTTAAAGACTGTTTCAACTACACTACACCATTTTTTAGCCGCCCAGTCGTATTTCATATTATAATTTTTAATACGTATTCTGAACCAGTTTGTAGCAGGGTTTGTAGCGCCTGACATCATACCTGAAGAAAAATTGCGTACTGCTTTAAGAGTTGCGCTGTCTTTGATCTTCTTATTTTTTTCAGGTGCTTTATTTACATTCTTTGCTATAAAACGAACTGAACGAGGCAAAAAGTGATCTGCTAACTCTTGCCACGTTGATCGCATTTGGTTGTATGGCACTTCTAATTCACGCCTACGGCTTTCAAAATATGCCTTATCAAGTTTTATGTTTCCTAATTCTTCCATTATTCACCTAATAAAGTTTTTTTACTTGTGCTTGCGTCTTCTAAAACTCCAAGCGCTGTTGATTTTATATTTCTATTTATTGTGGCTGCTTTCTGCTGCCTTGTATTTGCTCCGGCTTTTTGTACGTCTGCGTCTGCATAAGTCGGCGCTGCTACTGGATCTGTTTTTGTAGTTGCAACTGAAGGTACACTAGGTGCGCACATATTTTTATTCCTCCTCTTTATTCGTATGGATCGTAACTTGTATCTAAATAAACTACGTCGTCGTCTTCGCCTACGTTATCTGCCATATAAGAAAAATAATTAAGCCCATATATTGACATCATCAAACTATCTGCTTTGTCAGGGCTTTCGCCTATTTCTTCTTTTAGTTCTTCTTTTTTCTGTATAATTACAGTTCCGTTGGCTCTGTACTCTTTCTTCGTAAATTCTATTTGATCTCTTGTGTCTTCTTGTGGTATTTCAAGCCATTCATTATCTATAAAATCTTTTAATGTTAAGTAGCCGTCTGCCCTCTGATTAAAAGCATTTTGCCTATTGCTCTTGCCCTGTCCGTGAAAAGCCAAACATTTTGGGATCGCTTTTTGTACTGAATTATAAATAGGGTAGCCCATACCGTCTGCGTCAAGTATTAAAATATCAGGCTGCCACATAGAATATAAGCTAATAATTTTACCTTTTGTTATATCTGTGTCGGGTTCGTTCCATTCTTCGCGCTGTGTAACTTTAAAATGTACATTGCTTACACTTTCTACAAGAGTTGCTACGCATAAGTCGCCGCCGTTTCCTGATAAATCAACCGCCATAGATTTAATCTTTTTATATTTTTCTTTCGGTATGTTTTCAAGTTTTGCCGCTTTATCAAGTTTTGAAGACGCGATCAAATAGTCTTTTGCTTGATCTAAGGGGTTTCCTTCCCATATATGATCGTAGTCGATCGGGTTAGTTCGCTTACATTTAAGCGCTTTTCTTTTCAGGTTTTCAGGGCAATGTTTGTTATCGTACCAGTTAATTTTTATAACTTTGCAGTCAGGATCTTTCGCAAATTCTACATATACGGCGTCTTTTCTTACATTTCTATTCATTGTAAAATAGACGATCGCGTTATTTTTTCTTATTGTCGGTACTATGATGTCAAGTGTTGCCTTCGTTATTGCTTCTGCTTCGTCTATCCAAAGTATGTCAACACCTTCAAGACCTTTTATATTTACGCTGCCTTGTTCTTTAAAGCCTCTAAAAATTATTGTTGAGCCGGTGCGCTTGTGTTCGATCCTATTATTATAAACTGTAAAATCTAAGCCATATTCAGTAATAAGATCGGCAAGTATTCTATATACAGAATCTTCAATAGTGTTTTGTGTTTCACGTCCGCAGCATACGCGCACTTCTCTTTGTTCACATATCCATAAAATTAACCGCGCTATACTTTGAGATTTGCCGCCGCCTCTGCCTCCGTGTAAAAGCCAGTAGTCAAAGTCGTTTATCTCATATATACAAGGTAACAACTTGTCAGGAAGATCAAGCAGTTCAGGTAATTCAAGTTCAGGGATCATAATTAGTCCTCCTGTTTTTGCGGCTCTTTACCTACTTTTAGGCTTAATTCTTTTCCGTTTACTTTGATATTACCCATACAATTTATATTGATCTCGCTTCGTACTTCCGGCTCATAAAGCCCACACATTTTGCCTTTTAGTTCTTCAGCCTTTATAAATGCTGCTAAGTCCGGCGCGTCGTATTCGTCGCCGTCTTTGGTATATAGTGTTTTTGATAATGCTTTTTGCTGCGCTTCTTCTAATTTTTTGAAAGACATTGTACGCGAATAGTAAAATTGTTCTTCAATTTCTTTGCGTAGTTCTGCAATACGGGCTTTTATTTCAGGTTTTTTCAGGTTTTCACTCCCGATAGAATAGGCAGAATCTTTAGAGTAGCCAGCATTTAAAGCCGCTTTTGTAGCGTTCATTAAAACTACATATTCTTGACAAAATTTTTCTTGTTTAGGTTTAAGCGCCTTCTTTTTTTGTTCTTGTTTTGTCATTTTTGCCCTCTTTATATACTTGTTTGCGGCATTTATTCAAGTAATTTACTAAAATTTGCTGTTCTTCTGAAGGTTGTTTTTTGGTATCAACTACAAAAAACTGATAACTTACAAGCGTTTTCTTTTCAAAAAATGTAAGTATAAGCCCGTCAATAAATAAAATTGCTTCAAATAGTAAGAATCTTATAATTGTTTTTATCATTTGCCCTACTTTCGCCCAAAAAAAAGCGCCTGTTATAGCGCTGATCTTAAATGCTTCTACTCTCTTTTTGTAATTGAATGTCTTACACCTTAATTTTTTGCGGTGCGTAAAATCTTTTATTTATAATTGCGTTTACTTCTTCTCTTGTCATTTGCATAAATTTTTCTTGTGGTGCTATTCTTACGCCGTTATCGTTATAAACAATTCCATATATATTATTAAAACTGTATTCTTTTGCTTTTGTTCCCGTAAAGGTTTTATATTCGTACTGGACTAATTGAAGCCCGTATTTTTTTAACAGCCTGTCGGCTGCCTTCCCCATACGGCGCGCGCTGGTTATTATTTCGCCTGTTGCTGTTCTGTGTCTTATTTCGGCTATTGACTGACCGCAGCAGCAGCATTCGTCAACGTATATAAGAAAAGAATTGCTGCCGATATTGTAAATTCTGCCGTGATGAATTATATTGCAACATTCAATTTTTTGCACGCTACGCCCTCCGCTAATTGCCTTAATAGTTCAACCTTGCCGCAACTATGCTGGCTTTATATCGGTTTTCACTCTTGCTGCAACGGCTACTATAATTTTGTCAAATTTCATTTTAAAAATCTGCTTTATTCATTCATTCAAAAAGCAATTAAAAAGGCTATAAGGTTTGATAATTCTACATCATAAGGAAACAAAAAACTTTTTATTATTGTAAAGTTTTGTAAAGTTTAATTTTTCATGCTGGGCATGCTTTTCAGCCCTTTTCATAATTGTTTTAGATTTTTTGTCATTGACAAATAATCAAAGATAGTTTATACTGATAATGTAAGGACAAGTTAAAAGAAAGGCGGCAGATATGACAAATTATTTCAACGAAGTAAAAACAAAAGAAGAACTGAAAGCGGTTTACAAAGAATTAGTTAAGAAGTACCACCCTGATATTTACGGCGAAAAGGGCAACGAAATTTTAAAAGAGATCCACCAGCAATTAGAAAAAGCCGTTAAAAAACTTGATAAGGGTTATTATTCTGCTTACGCCGACGGCGACGCAGTAGAAAGCGACGATATAAGAAGAATGAAAGAAGAATTAGCAAAAGAGGCTATGAAATATGCTTTCCCTGAAGGCGCTTTATTTGGTCTTTACTGGCAGCATAATTTAAAACCTTATAACCACAGAAACCCGATCACAAAACATAATTTTCAGGGCTGGAATGTTTGGACGCTTGAAATAAAAATGCTGCTTAAAGGTTACAACTCTTGCGAGTGGTCAACATTTGCACAGTACAGACAAGCAAAAAACAATGTTAAAAAAGGCGAACACGGAACATATGTTACACTTGCTATTGTTTCAAAGAAAAAAGACGAAGACGACGAAGAAGAAAAAGAAAGCGTATATTATAAAGGCTATTCAGTTTTCAATGTAGAACAGACACACGGCGGATCCAACGAAGAACAGCCGGCACAGATCGGAGTTAATTTAATGGATATTGCAAAGGCTAAAGAACCGGCGCAAGAAGTACAAAAAGTTTTGAACTTATGGCAAGAAAAATACGAGGTTGTAGCCTAACGGCTACGCCTCCAAGAAAGGAGCAAAAATTATGAAAAAATTTAAAGGTTATCCAAAAGCATATCAAAGAGATCCACAAACAAAACTTTTATACCTTTATAAAAGTGGAATTATTACCCGTGAGCAATGGGGCAAAGCAAGATTTTTTCTTGCTATGGCAAGAGGCATAAATAAATATGGTCTTGAAGGCGCTATGGAAAAATTAAACAATGCAATTAAGGAGGCTGTATAAATGTTTGAAGACAAAGTACAAAATATATTAGATCGCAAAGCGGAAACCGAAAAACTTTTAAAACAGTTACGCGACATTTACGAGCCATACGAACGCTGGACGAGCGACAGCAAGCGCGATTCTATTTTCTATGTTGATATAAGAATAGATCATATAGAAAAAGCAGAGTATATGGCAAAAGATTACTTGCGTAAAATTTTAGAAAATTTGGAACTTTCAAACAGATTAAGAGGGCAAAAATGCGAAACCGTAGAGCAGTTAGCAGAACTTGTAAAAGGTACGACAATAGACGACTTTTACGCGGCTGCTGTTCAACATATCCCATATAACAAATATAAAGACTATGAATTTTTTAGCGCTAAAACCGGCAACGAAGTAACAAAAATGCAATATACCGAAACAAGAGTACATTACAGAAAACTTGAATTACTTTTGAATTGTCTTTGGTTGTTATCTCACGATCAACCGATAGACAGAGAATTAAGCCAAAAAATTTATAAACTTGCTGAAGACGGCAAAACATTTGTATTTTTAAATTGCAAAGTAACAAATTATAAAAATGGAAATCTGAAGATCAATTTTTCTGATGTAAAACTATTTGAAGAATTTAAAAGCAGATTCAATAAAGCACTTGAAGAAGCAAAGAGAGAATATGAAAGGAAGCAAAATGAAAAAGAATAGAATTTATGATAATATAAGGAGGTACAAATATGACAACACTTGAAACATTACGACAAGAGCGGCAGCGCTTCGCTGAAATCGTCAGGATCAAAAAGCGCCATATAGAAGAATATAAAAAAGTCCTGAATTTTTATGTAAAACAAGTTCAGGAATTAGATCGAAAAATCAAGGAGTTAGAATGTCAGAAGAATACACAGGCAGAGGCGGCAAGCGCGAAGGCGCCGGACGTCCGAAAGGCACTACAAAACAAGATATTGCGAAAATGCGACAAATAAGATTAACCGATTCAGAATATGAAAACTATAAAATGCGCGGCGGCGCTAAATGGCTACGCCCAATTTTAAGAGGTGAAAAAAATGTATAAAAAAATTATCATACCGGCGTTAATACTTTCTTTGGCTGCAAATGGTATTTTAGGTTATTATTTGCACCTTGCAAAATTTGATCTAAAATGCGCCGAAGACATTAACAAGCAACACACAAAAGAGATCGCTAAACTTAACGATCAAATAAGCACACTTCTGAACGAAAAATATGTAATAGAAGAAGGACCGGCAAAAAATAAAAAAAATGTATCAAAAATAGATTTAAGAAATTTGCCTTATATACCTATGACGCAAAGAGCGCCCGAACCATATATACCAATGCCACATATACAAGTACAGTCATATATACCCGATAATAATACCAATAATACATATACGCCAAGTTATACCCAAGAAATGAATACATACAGTCTTATAAAGGCGTCAGAAGCATTAGACGGAATAAATACACATATGACTATTTATGACACATTCCCGACAAATAATATGTATTATTATCCGTAAAAAATTATAATCTAATACGCGGCAAAATTCTACCCAATACCATAAAGTCTTCATTATTGTTAATATAAAATGGATCATATTCTTTGTTTATTGAAATACATTTTATTTTATCGCCAAGTAAATTGATCTCTTTTACAAAACATTCACCGCGATACCTAAATGCGAATATATGCCCGTCTGAAAGTTGTGTGCTGCTTCTGTCTATAATAACGCGATCGCCGTGTTTATATTCCGGCGACATACTATTACCCGAAATTCTTACAACTTCACAATGTTTATAATTTATTTTTATACCCCGTTCAGATATAAACAAACTCTCATCAAGTAACATTGATGAGGCTTTTTCGTCGTAAACTTCTACGCCATAGCCAGCAGATAAATAAACATCAGGTCTATATATAACAGATACGCCATTACTTGCAACTGTTTGATTTTGTGGAACATCTGTAAGCAATAATTCTAAATATACGTCAAAGTGTTCAGCAATTTTTTTTAATTCTGAAGTTTTTAATTGACTATTTGTTTTAAAGCGTGTACTTGTGGTTGATCTTGTAATTCCGAGCGCTTCGCCTATTTCTGTTTGCGATATGTTACGATTTGTTAAGTTGATTAGTTTTCCCTGAAGTTCCTTAAAATTCATTATTCTTCACCCTTTCTCAAACATTTGTACGATTTTTATAAAATAATGTTTGACATAATCTAACATTTGTACTATTATAAAATTGTAATTGAATGAATGAAAATTTTGAGGAGCAAGTTTTGAAAAAACAAAAAGTCCACAAAACCAACATTACTGGCTATCTTTCAATAGATATTATTGACGAGTTAGAATCGTTGGCAAAAGATTTAAAGACTTCAAGAAACTGTTTGTTTGAAGAAGCAGTTTTAGATCTCTTGAAGAAAAAAGGTAGGTTAATAGCCGCGTAGGTTTTTGCCTACTTTTTCTCTTACTAACAATTTAACAAAAAATACTCTAAAAATCAACATTTTTAGGGCATAGGTTTTTGCGCCTTTTTTGGCGTTAGCACATTGAAAATTTAATAAGGCATAAGACGACCGACGCTGAAGTACGCGAAGTAAAAATATATAAGCAGAACGGGCTATAAGCGGCGCAGCAATGTAAAAAAATTTTGACATAACATTGTAAAAATTCTTTGACAGCCCATAGGTATTACCTTGTGGGCTGCTATAAGAACTTTGACAATATGCAAATTAAATTTATTTGAATATATCTACATCTTAACCATAAATAAATTTGATTATGTAAAACAAAATGCAAATAAGAATGTAAATAAAAATGCAAAACAAAATGTACACCTTAAGAAAGAATATAAAGAAAAAAAAGAAAAGAAAAAAGAAAGGCGGTAAAAAATGTTTAAATCATCAAGAAATTTTTAGCAATGCTAAAAGAAAAAAGAAGACAAGAATTAAGACGCAGATTTTTTGAAATCAGAGGCGAAGTAATTAAATTTTACGAAGCCAAAGACGCAGCAGAAGGCGCGGTAGATATACCGGCTTTTATGAGAGCGGATCAAACACTTGCAGAAGTTATAAAATCTGCAAAAGACATCAATTTTTATTATGGCAAACTTCTTAAATATAGGAGGGCTGTATAATGGATCCAGTATTACCCGAAATTGATTACGACGAATACATAGAACTATACGGCGAAGACGCAGCAGAACGCCAAGCAGAAATGGACGAGGCTTTATTATGGGGCGTTTAGAATGGCTGCAAGAACGCAAGAAGGGTATAGGGGGAAGCGACGCAGCAGCAATTATAGGGCTTAACCCTTATATGACAAATGTTGAACTATGGGAAATAAAAACCGGCAGACGCGAGCAAGAAGACGTTTCAGAAAAAGAAGCGGTAAAATTTGGCGTTGCTGCTGAAGATCCTATAAGAAAATTATTTGCATTAGATCACCCTGAATATGAAGTAATATCAGAACCATACAAGACATACCAAAATAAAAACCATTATTTTATACGCGGAAGTTTTGACGGAAAGTTAATACATAAAGTAACATTAAAGCAAGGTGTATGGGAATGTAAGACCGGCACTATAAGACGTTATGCCGACTGGGAAAAATGGGGCGGCAAAAATTTTGAAGAAAATAGAATACCGCAAAATTATTACACACAGATTTTACATTATTTTCTGACTTGTGAAGAATTTGAATTTGCAATTTTGAAGGCGCGATTAACAGAATTAACATACGGGCAAGAATCAGAAATAAAAATTAACCCAATACACATAAGAGAATATCCGATATATAAACAAGACTGCATAGCGGATCTTGATTATTTGTATGGAAAAGAGGAGGAATTTTGGGGCTATGTAGAACGCGACGAAAGACCGCCGCTAATTATTCAGGGGGTGTAATTATGAAATTAGTTACATTCCCTGATTTAAAACACACACTAAAAGACGCCTTGCGAAACCCCAACCGCAAGGCTTTTTATTTTCAAGGCGGCAGAGGCGCCGGAAAGTCAACGCTATTAGCGGCAACTTTTGAAGAAGTATTAGAGGAATTAGCAGAAGAACAAAGGAGGCAGAATGAAGCCAAGAAACATTTTTTTAATAATCTTTGACCGGCTTAAATGTCTGTTAGGTTTTCACGAATGGGTAAGGCGTGATGATTTTGACAATGAGTATTGCTGGAACTGTAACAAAAGGAGGAATTTTTAATGCTAACACATAACGAAAAAATAAAGATAAAACAGAAAAACAGGAAACTAAACAAAATGCAAAAAGAGAATAGAAAAGCAAACAGGAGGCAAAAATAATGAGAATCGGATCAGCGTGGGTAAAGGCTTCAGAAGAAACAGGAAAGATATTTATTTCAATTAGTTTAGACGACGCCGCTTTACCTTTAACTATCGGCGAAGACAAATTTTTAACACTTTGGGAAATACCCGAAAGCGAACGCAAGGCAGACAACGCGCCTAATTATTCAGTAAACATAAGCAAGTCAAGACCGAAGGAGGAAAAGAAATGAAGAAAGTATTAAAATGGCTTTTCTTTAGTCCGGCTTTATTCTTTGGCTTTTGGTTAATAGGTTTATTTTGTGAAAGTTTTAGAGAAGCCCTAATAAATACAACGACAAGAATTTTAAAAGTATTAGAACGCGAATTAGAAAGGAGTTTATAAATGGAATTTCAGTTAATAAGTCCGCAAACATTTGTAAATGCTATTGAATTTAATTACGACGATTTACACAAATGGATCACGGAGCAAGTAGAAAAATACCAAAACTTAACATACACCGACGAAACAATAAAGGACGCCAAAGAAGATCGCGCAAGTCTTAACAAGTTCAAAGAAAGAATAGACGCAGCAAGAAAAGACGTTAAGAAAAGATACCTTGAACCTTATAATAATTTTGAAGACAAAGTAAAAACACTTCTTAAACTTATTGAAGAACCGGCGGCGGCTATTGATACCCAAGTAAAAGACTATGAAGAACGCAAGAAGGCAGAAAAGAAAAAACAAATTGAAGATTATTTTAACGCGACAATAGGCGACTTATCAAACTTATTGACGCTTGATAAAATTTTCAATACTAAATGGCTTAACGCAACAGTAACAATAAAGAATGTTCAAACAGAAATAGATCAGATTTTAGCAAAAGTAAAATTTGATCTTCAGACTATTAAAGATCTGAAGTCTGAATGGGAACTAACTTTAATTGATACATACTTAAATACGCTTGATATTGCAGCAGCATTGAGAGAAAAAACAAGGCTGGAGGAACGCAAGAAGGCGCTTGAAGAAACTGAACCGGCACAAGAAAACATACAAGTAAGTGATCCAGTAAGTGAACAAGTAACCGAACAAGTAGAACCAGTAAAAATTTATACGCGCAAATTTTGGGTAAAAGGTACGGCGGATCAATTAAAAACTTTAGGACAATATATGAAGGATAACGGCATAGAATACGGAGGGATCGAATAATGACAATGAATCAAAATACACTTATGGCAGCACCAAAGAAAAAAACATTTTCAACATACCTGACGGGCGACGCCGTAAAAACCAAAATTAACCAAGTAATAGGAAGCAAGGAGGGTGTAAAATTTATTGCTAACCTTATTTCATTAGTAAGTAATAACCCTGCTATTGCAGAATGTGAACACAGTACAATTTTATCAAGCGCGCTGCTGGGCGAAAGTTTAAAACTCTCACCAAGTCCGCAGTTAGGACATTATTATATTGTACCTTTCAAAGACAATGACAAAAACGGGAACTTAAAAAGAGTAGTAGCGACATTTCAATTAGGCTACAAAGGCTACATACAACTTGCTATGAGATCAGGAAACTACAAGGATCTTGATGTTATAGAAATAAGGGAGGGTGAATACAAAGGCAAAGATAAAACAACCGGCAAGGCTGTAATAGAATTTCTTGAAGACGACGAAGAAAGAGAAGGACTGCCGGTAGTAGGTTATTATGCTTATTTTGAATTGCTTAACGGCTTCAAAAAATCTCTATACTGGAGTAAAACAAAAATGCAAAACCACGCAGAAAAATACTCACAGGCTTATAGAACAGACTTGAAGAAGGGCTGGCATTATAGTTTTTGGAGCAAAGATTTTGACGGTATGGCATTTAAAACAATGTTAAGACAGTTAATAAGCAAATGGGGTATATTATCCGTAGAATTTCAAACGGCTATGGCTAACGATATGTCTATGATAAATGAAGAAGGGCAAGCGGTTTATGTTGATAATACCGACGCAACGGAAGCAGAAGTTATAGAGCCTACGGAATATACGACAATAGAAGCAGAAGAAGTCAAGCCGGAAGCGCCTGATCCGCTTGATAATTTTGACTAATGGAACAAGAACAAATAACGCAAGTAGAAGATTTTGCAGAACAACTTTTACGGGTATCAGGCGAAATGAAATCATTAAGTATAGATTATAAAAACGCCCGTAGTGAGTATGCAAGATGTTTCAATAAAATTACTGTAATGATTTACAAGGCTGGTTTACATAGAAGTAAAGCAGCCTTTGAAAATAAGATCCCTATGTTGATCGCTCACCCTGATTTTACAGACGAAGCAATAGAAACGGCAAGTAAAATGAACGAGGCGCGGCAAGAATACAAAGGGCTTGAAATGGTATTAGAGGCATACAGAGCGGAAATATCAGGCTTGCAGTCTGTTATTAAATTTATGCAGAGCGGCGAGATAGCCGCTGCTGTTGCCGCAAAATATGGCATAAGGTAAGGAGGTGCAATGGAAGAAAGTTTTATAAAACTTAATCGTAAACTTTTTGAACATTGGATCTATCCACATAATGTCAAAATGTCGCCATTTGAAGCGTGGATCGAACTTATAAGACTTGCTAATTATTCGTGTGTTCAAAAATATATACAAAGCAAACTTGTACTAATTCCTCGCGGCAGTTTTGATACAACTATTACGCAATTATCAAACATTTTTCATTGGGATCGAAGGTCCGTAGAAAAATTTTTGAAGTTACTTGAAACTGACGGAATGATAGAACGCACAAAAATTTCTAATAGTTTAAAGGCTTGCACAATACTAAAAATCAATAATTACAATAAATACCAAATACTTTGTGATGAAATATGCAAATCATCATATAAAACAAAATGTAATTATATGTATTGTCAAAAACCTTGTACGGAAGAAGTAAAACGATTTACTAAACCTACGCTTGAAGAAGTTAGAGCCTATTGCGTTGAAAGAAACAACGGTATAGAAGCAGAAAGTTTTATAAACTTTTATGAATCTAAAGGCTGGAAAATAGGTAAAACACCTATGAAAGACTGGAGGGCTGCTATTAGAACGTGGGAGGCAAAAAGAAAACCAAAGCAAGAGCAAACAACAATAACACAAGACGACGATTTTTATATGAGGTTAAGCAGAAAATGACAGATCTATATGTAATGTCCGAAAACTTCAGGCAAATATATGAAGACGACGACGCAAGAACAGAGGCAGAAAAAATCTACGAAGAAACAGAGGATATAAAAAAAGTTGACGATTTCTGCAAGAAAATTTTATTAAAACGACGTGCAAAAATTTTACTGGAAAAATCAAGAATTGATAAAAGATTTTATTTGAGGACCTTTGAAAACTTCAATACATACGACAGTATAACAAAGAACGCCAAAGAAAAGGCGCTTGAATATGTTGAAAACATAGAACACTATTTAGAAAAGGGAACAAATTTAATCATAGAAGGCGCCGGAAAAGTCGGAACGGGTAAAACACATTTAGCCTGTGCGGTAGCACAAGCGGTAATGCAAAAAGGAATACCGGCAAAATTTATCAATGTTGTTTCAATGATAGCAGAGATAAAAGAAGACTTTGACATATCAAAGTTTGCAGAAGTGGAACTGCTTATAATTGATGATTTAGGCAAAGAAAAAAGCACGGACTGGGTTTGTGAAACTGTTTACGGAATTATCAATAAACGGTATGAACAAATGAAACCAACAATAATAACAACTGAAAAGCCTATGGCTTCAATGACTTCACATTATAACGATAAAGGCAAAGCGATATTAAGCCGCATATCTGAAGACTTTATTTTAATACGGCTTAATGGCGAAGACTACCGACAAAGGAGGAGCAATGAATAAGAGTGAATTTTTTATATATAACCTTATCAATTTTTTAGAAGACAAATTGCCGCCGGAACTATTCAGAGAGGTTCAGAAATATATTAAAGACGACACGATAGGAAACGCGGACAAAATGACGCAAGCAGACAGGGTATTAAACCACTTGCGAGAACACGGCAGCATAACTAATATGCAATGTCATTTACTTTATGGGATCCGGCATTGCCCGTCTGTTATCAGGAATATAAAAAGAAACTTGCTGCTTCAGGGCAGCACTTTTTATATTGACACGGAGCAACAAAAAGGCTGCGACAGATACGGCAATAAAACAAACTGGCTTAAATACATATTAAAGGAGCGACAATGCGTAAATCTACAATGAATGAGGATATAAAAAAATATCCTATTTATACGGTTATCAACGGACGATTTATAGAACTGGATAATATAAAAAGTACGGCAGATTATAACCACTATTCACACAATTTACATCATTACATACCGCGCCAGCAGTATGAAAAGAATAAACAATGGTACGAAGAAAGGGGGATCAAACAAAAATTATTATTGATCCCAATATCAATGCACGAACAGATCCATAATCAGGGCGTACATATTTTGTCTGATGATGATTTTGAAGTCTTCTACAAAATATCACGCTGGGATCTGATATTCAATAAGCGTCATAGCAACTATTAAAGGAGGCGATATGGGAAAAGAATTTACCAAGAGAGAAAAAGAAATTTATAAATACCTTGTAGAAACGCCATTAACATATCCGCAAATAGCAAAATGTTTGGGCTTATCTACCGGCACTTTATCAACACACAAAACAAATATCTATTACAAAAAAGTAGTAAACAGCAGAGAAGAACTAATTATAAAGCACTACAAAGAACGCGAGGAAAAATTAACAGGCTGCTTAAATTACTTCATTAAGAGGGTTGAAGAAGGCAGCATTATAAGCAGAAAAACTTATGCAAAGTTTAAGGAAACATTAGAAGAATTACAAGAAAGAGAGGTTTAATTATGGGTTGTTATGTTGATCCTACAAATGAAACAAAGGAAGCATTTTTAGAACGCGAAGGCAGAGAAGTTACAAGCGATTATATATCGCAGAATTACAAAGAGATTAAGGAAAAAGAAAACTTGCCGGTAGTGTTATGCGATAACGGAAAATTTACGGCGGCTGGTATAGCCTACAAAGAAAGAGAATTTGAAAGATTTGTAAGATATGACGGGCGCGCAAAGCGCTTTTTTATTGTGCCGATAGCAGCGCTTAAAACTGTTTCGCCGTTACTGGAAGCATATTTAGGGGAGGAAGACGAGGAATGGCGCAGCAGATACAATTAGGAATTAGCGCAGATATACCGCAAATTAAACCACCTATAAAACATAAAAGCAAATATAAGAAGTGGCAGTACGAAGCCAATTACAGAAAAGCAGAAGATAATAAATGCTGTAAGAATTGTAATAATAGCGTAGGTTTTAAATACCACAACAAAAATTATTATAAATGCAATATACAAGGCATATCGCACGGAGCAGCAACAGACATACGGTTAAGTTATGTTTGCGACTATTACGCAGAAGAATACAAAGACTGCCAGTTATGTAAACATTTGGGCTGCAATACTGAAGGGCAATTTACTTGTAGTTTAGACGGTGAAGTTTTAGACCACGAAGGAATATATTGCGACAACTTTGAAAAATATCTGGAGGAAAAATGCTGATATTTAATTTAAAGAAAGAATGGTTTGACAAAATAAAATCAGGTGAAAAAACGCACGAATACAGAATAGTAAAAGACTATTGGTTCAGACGTTTGTTTTTATATAGTCATATACAATGCAGACAAACAATGCTGCCGCTTCATAGTGAATGTGTTTTTTGCTGCGGTTATCCAGCAAAAGAAGACACTTCAAAAAGATTAAGAGCAAAGATTAAAAACATTTGTATTCGTAATGGTTTAGAAACTGATTTAAAGATAGACAAAGATGTTTTTGACATACATTTTGAACTAATGAAGGAGGAAGAATAAATGGCAGAGGAAAAATGGAGCGAAAATTTAACGGAAGAACAAACTTTAGTAATGAAAATTTTAGGCGGTATGTTGGCAGACATAGCGGATCTGTTTGACTTAATGACAAAGAATATGCCGGAACGTAAAGCGTATTTATGTAAGTTAGCATACCTTGAATCGCTGGGGAAAACTTTAGATCTTGATTTAAAAAAGGAGGTATAAAATGAACATATTTGATATATTTAATAGGAAGAAAAAGGACGACGGTTTAGTCGTCCTTTCTTTATTTGACGGTATAAGTTGCGGACAAGTTGCATTAGATAAATTGGGTATTCCTGTAAAAACTTATTATGCAAGTGAAATAGACAAAGCGGCAATAAGGGTAACACAAACAAATTACCCAAGCACAATACAATTAGGTGATGTTAGAGAACTTGATCCTAAAACTTTACCGAAAATTGATTTACTTATTGGCGGATCGCCTTGCCAAGATTTGTCAATAATAAAAGTAGGGCATAGAGAAGGACTACAAGGACAGAAAAGTTCTTTATTTTATGAGTATATCAGAATTTTAAAAGCCGTAAAGCCAAAATATTTTCTTCTTGAAAATGTAGCCGGTATGAAAAAATCAGATCAGGATATTATAACTTCTTATATGGGAGTTGAACCCGTACTAATTGATAGTAATTGTTTTTCAGCACAAGAACGTAAACGCTTGTACTGGACGAATTTACCAGTTGATACAAGCAATTTAAAAGAATCTAAATTATGCTTGAAAGATATTTTAGAAAAGAACGTCGCAGAAAAATATTTTTATAATTACCCTTTGTACGACGTGGATATGTCAAGGCAAGTATGCGCCTTTATGGACTATAAAAATTACAAAATGCACAAGAGAGTATTAAACCCAAATTTTAAAAGCCATACACTTACGACAGCAGGGGGGGGGCAATACGCAGAAAAAAGTATTGGATAACGGCAGAGCAAGAAAACTTACACCGCTTGAATATGAGCGATTACAAACCTTGCCTGATAATTATACTTCTTCTGTATCTGATACAGCAAGGTATAGCGCTTGTGGTAACGGTTGGACAGTAGATGTAATAGCCCATATTTTCAAAGGTTTAAAGGAGGCAAAATGAAAAAAGCAGGCGCCAAAGAAATACCTTTTTATTGTAAAGAGTGCGGAAAGTGCAAAGAGGTTAAGGAAGTAGATCAGAATTTAAGAATAAAAAATAATACCGGCTGGACGCACGATATTTACTGTATGAAGTTAGGACACATAGTATATAGAATGTGAGGGAGCAATGTTAAGCGTAGAAGATATTAACAGATTAGAGGCAGAAAATGAACGCCTGAAAAACTTTTTAAGGTGGCTTCTAAAACAGCAATACTACATAATACATAAAAACTTAAAGGCAAAAATAAAGGAGGTTTTAGGTGAAGTGTAAATATCTTTTTCAGGATAAAGATCATTTTGGCGGCGAGCAATACTGTACTTGTTTTAATGAACAATGCCGCGACATTTCTTTTGTTTGTCCTGATAATTGCCAAATAAATGAAGACAATAAAAAACTTGAAAAATATAAAAATACATTAGTAGAAATAATAGAAACTATTAAGCAAACGTGTGATTTTTATAAAAA